GTCAAGGTGGGCACCGCCGGGCTGGTCCGCGATCTCCGCGATCACGTCCGCCCCCGTGAGGTCCGCGTCGGTGCCGTCCGGGTCATGCACCTGGAGGGTGAGGGCCAGGTCGTCCCCGGCGTAAATGACAATGTTGACCACCGCCGGGAGGCGGGTGATCGTCACCGGACCCCCGCCGGAGGTGAGCGCCAGGACCTCGGCGGCGCTCACCCCCTGCGGGGAGCGGGGGCCGAACGTGGCTAGCCCGTTACCGGCCATAGCCTACGCCTGCGGACGCTCACGGCGGGGACGTTCCTGCACGGCGTGGCGCGCCACGGCGGACTGGCCGGTGATGCCCTCACCGTCGTCGTCGCCGTCACCGATCACCATCGGCGGGACCGTCCCGGTCGCCTTGACCATGGCGGCGGCGTTGGTCACGGCCACCCGGCCGCGCGCCTCGGCCAGGATCACGAGCTTGTTACGCAGGAAATAGTCCGCGTGGGAGTCCGTGGCAAACACCGACGTCTGCTGCCGGTCGAAGAACGTCACGCCCTCCCGGAAGTCCCCCACGTAGCACGTGCCCGACGGCACCCCCTGGAGCGGGACCGGGGTGAGCCCCCAGAACACCCGCTGCATGGCCGTCGCGCCCTGCCCCTCCATGAGCGCCACATCGAACGCGGCCCAATCAAAGGGGTTGAGGATCACCGCGTTAGCGGAGTACCCCTGATCGTCCACTTGCGCGATCCCGAGCCGGATGAGCGCCAGCAGCGACTGGCCCGCCGCGCCGATGGCCGGGATGTGGGTGTCGGTGAGCAGCGCGTTGACCGCCTCGCCGTTGATGCGCCGGATGACGCCGCGCCGCAGGAACCCGTCCACCACGGACCGGATCATCGGAATGTCATCGAGCGCTTGCCTAGTGATCCCCTTCCACCAGGCATAGGTGGCCACCGGCATCGCCTTGAGTTCCCCGCCCAGCTCCGCCTCCGGCTTGAGTTCACCCTCGGGGACCTCCGACGCCATCTTGTCCGTGCCGGGGAACCAGTAATAGAACTCCACCGACCCCATCGTGGTCGGCACCCGGCCGATGACCGCCATGAGCGGGAACCGCTCATCGGGCTGGCGCGGCCCGGCCCACGTCTGGCGCGGCGCGTTGTCCCCCCACCCGGCGGCCATGACGTTCGTGCCGACGGGGAAGTTCACCCCCCACTCGGTGGCGAAGCTCCCCGCCTCACCGGGCAGGTTGGGGACGGTGAGCCCGCCGTTGGTCCGCTCCTCCACCCAGTCGTTGCCGCCTAGCCAGTCCCCGGAGATCTCGAACGCGGCGCTGGAGCCGTGCCGGTTCTTTTGGTAGTCCAGGAACTGCTGGGAGCGGGTGAACGCCTCACCCCACGTGATGAGCCGGGAGCGTTCCTCGGTGCCGCGTGACGCGGCGGCGGCGGCGCGGGCGGCGGCGTCGGCGGCGGCGGCCTCCCGGTGCGCCCCGTAGATTTTCACGAAGTCGGCCGCGCCCTGCTCCGCCTCCGTGATCCGCTTGATTTCCTGGTCCAGGAACGTGAGCCGGGACACGATCCCGTCGAACGTCTTGCGCTCTTGCTCCGTGAGGTCACGGGCCTCCCGCGCGGCGGTGTCCTGGAGCCCGGCCAGCACGGCGGCCTGGGAGGTGCGCTCATCGATTTTCGTCTTGAGGTAAACGTTGGTGGTCATGTGCCCGTCCTCCGGGACTCGGCATGATTGGCTACCCGGTCGACCGGATCGGGGCACCGGCCGCGCCCCGGAGGCATGGGCGGGCTCCGTGCGGGACTCCGCCCGCCGCGTGCTCCGTGCGGGACTACGCAGCGTTTACACGCCGCATGATACGCCGCTAGCTCTCCAGAGTCATCCGGGCCAGGTCCTCCGCCGAGACGCAGTTGTCCGCGACGGCCGGGTCATAGCGGACGGCAAGCAGCGCGGCCACGTCCGCCGGGGGAGCGGTCCGCACCTCCAGCAGCCGAGGCCCGTCATAGGCCGGGATCTCCCCGTCGCGGGTGGCGCACAGCATCACGTGGTGGAGCTTGGCCTCGGTGATCTCCCGCGTCCCGTCCGCCGCCGTCCGCTCCGCGATGGCCTCGAACCCGACGGAGCCCCCGTCGATCTCACCGTCCCGCGCCCGGATGAACACCGCCCAGGCGTCCGGCGTGTCGAAGAACCGGAGCGTCGCCACCAGCTCCGCCGGGTTGGTGACATCCCACGCCACCGGCCGCGCGATGGCCGGAGCCCGCAGCTTGCCCGTGCCGCCCGTGTGCCGGTCCGTGAACGGAACCCGGTCGGCGCGGAGTTCGACAGATTTGGTAAACGCGCCGTTGACGAAGGATTCCGGGGGAGTGGTCCGGGTACTCCGCTCCCCGTAGCGGCACACCAGCATGGTGGCGAGCCGCTTGGCCTCATCGATGGTCCGCACCTCCACCGGGCCGGCCATGGCCCCGGTGCGGCTGTGATCACTCATTTCCGCCTCCTCCGGCGAAGATAGCCGGGACGGCCGGGCCGGACGCCTCCAGCGCCTCGAACTCCGCCTCCCGGTCCGGCAGGTCCTCATACTCCCGCACCTCATCCCGGAGCAGGAACGGCGTGGAGCCGCCCGCCCCCAGCCCGATCTGGTGCGCCCGGTAGCGGGAGAGCGTGTCCGCGCGGAGCAGCGCGTCCATGGCGATCTTGGAATCGGTGCCGCGCGCCAGCTCCGCGTCCACCGTGGCCTCGATCCGCACCGCCCACGGCAGCAGCGTGAATTGCCGCAGCTCAATCATCCGGCTCTCCACGTTGGCGTAGGTGTCCCGCGTCCCGGCCCCGGACAGGTTGAGCATGTAGGCCGGCACCCCGAACATGAGCGCCACGTCGGCGGTGGAGTAGTCCCGCATCTGCGCGAGCTGGAGGGCCGCCGGGTCCAGCCCGATGGGATGGAACTCGGTAACCGCGTTGAGCACCGCGATGGACTTCCACGGGCTCCCGTGCGCCCGCATCCAGCCGCGCTGCAGCCGCTTGGCCTGGTCCGGGGAGAGCTTGGGGGCGGTCACCTTCAGATAGCCGTTCGGCACCCCGAGCCGGAGCATGTTGACCGCGTAGTCCCGGATGTACCCGGCCAGCATCAGGTCCTGGAAGTGCGCCTGGAGGACCCCCACGCCGCGCGGCCCGTCCCGCACCAGCCCCCGCGTCACGATCAGCTCATCCGGCCCGAACCGGTACTCCGGCGTCACCCTCATCCGCCCGTCCGCCAGCTCATCGGCCAGCGGCACCCCGCCGGGGATGATGTAGTCCGGCCCGTCGATGTCGATGAACAGCGGGTTGAGCTGCCAGATCGGCGGGGCCGGGCTCCCGTCATCATTGCGGTTCGGCACGTAGGCGATGCCCTCCCCGAGCCACAGCATCGACGTGATGTACCACGACCAGAACTCCACCCGGCTCCGCCGCCACGCCGGCACCGGCCCGCCCTGGATGCGGAGGTCCCGGCGGAGGGCCTGCGGGTCACTCATCCACGGCGGGGTCGGCAGCAGCTCCCGGTCCCGCCGCACCTTCCACGGCATCCCCGCCAGCGTGTCGGAGATGAGGGACGTCGCGCGGGTCACCGCCACCGGCAGCGGGAGGTTCGGGAACTCCGCGCCCGGCGGCGGGTTGCCCAGCGGGCCGCCCGTGCCGTCCCCCCCGGCCGGACCGTCCCACCAGATCATCGGGTCGTCCACCTCCCACCCGTCCGGGAGGTTTTCCAGGATGTCCCGCCCGTCGGTGGCGGTCCGCGTCACCACCCCGGCCCGCACGTCGACGTCGGTGCCCGGCGGCCAGTTGGCGGTGGCCCGCGTGTCCCAGAACGGGTTGCGTCCGCCGGACGGCGGCCACGGCCCCCGGCTCATGCGTAAATCATGGGCTCTTCGTCCTCCTCCGGCTCCGGCGCGTTGATCTCCGCGTGGACCGCCGCCGTCAGCGCCACCAGCACCAGCCCGTCGTCCCCCCGGTCCCATACCCACGATCCGGCCGCCCGCCGCTTGCGCGCCGTCCGCACCGCGCGGGAGAACACCTCATGATCGCGGAGCCCGAGGCCCCGCCCGGTCAGCATGTCCAGCACCATCCCGGAGGAGGCCGCCATGTCCCCGGCCCGGCACACGATCAGCCGGTCCCCGAGCACCTTGCGCAGCGGCGTGATCATGGACCGGGCCGGCCCCGTCCCGTCGATCCCGACGGCCGCCGCACTGTGCCGCTCCGCCAGCTCCGCCACCCGGCCCGGCACCCAATCGGCCCCGCCCTCATCCGCGATCAGCTCCGCCGTCCCGGAGCCCAGCACCACGATCACGCCCCGGTCGTGGTTTTCCCCGATGTCCGCCCCGATCACCAGCGGCGGCCCCGGCGCGCCCGTCCGCGTCGCGGC